TCTCCAAGCTCTATCAGACGATCAGTGGCCTGCCTGGAATATTCGTCTGTAAGTTCAACTAAATAGAAATCTTTTATAGCTTTCCAGAATTCAGTCATGAATTTTTGAATATACGGAATATCCTTTGCTTCTACTTTTATTTTTACCGTCTCCTTTGAATATTGTATACAATATACTGTATACGCTCTATTTAATTTTATTTTATAAATATAATATATTTATATTATTTTAATATAAAGTAACCCACAGTAACCGAGATGTAACCGTACTAATTCGTGTAAACCATTGATTTTACAGGTAGGTAACCGAGTAACCGAGTAACCCCGACTTTCTCATATAGGGAAACTTTTATACTCAATATGCACATATAAATACTCATATATATATATGCAGAATCAAAGGTTACCTAGGTTACCCGGTTACCTTTTGGACGAATTGTTTATCAATCAAACACAATATCGTCCGTAATCTCAAAATTATCATTGCAATTCACGAATCCTTTTGGAATTTCGTCTACAATTTTCAAAAACACACATTTGGTGACAATTCCGTCCAGCTTCTTCGCCTTGGTCGGATAACCCCTGCTATCGGTTTCCACAAGCCCCTTTTTGACAGCCCATGACAGGAATGCCTTTCTGGAGAATCTTCCAATTTTGCACAGATCATCAAACGCTGCGCTATAGATTATTGCGGTTGACGTCTTCTCTACCGGATCATTGTCAATGGCTCCCCATCTTTCTGTTTTAATATCCGGGTTATCATCGAACTTAATTCCGTTCATAGCGATCTTATCAACCACGAACCAGTAAGCACGTTCGTTTTCGGAAACCATTTCTTTTTCTGTCAAGAGGCTCTTTGCCGTCTCAATGTCAATGTACTGGCCATCATGGAACAGCTGATCTGTTGCGATTTTATCTGCTGTCAAGATAATGCTCATTGATATACTCTGCTTCTGCATTTTATCATCATCCTGTATAAGCCCCTGATAGTGCTTTTGCAGGGCTTTTATATCATCAATGGACATTTCCTTGACTACGTTCACGAAGTCGATTCCTGCATATCCGTAGTTCTTTTTAAGGGTATCTGCGGTAAGCTGTGGATCGTCAAATATCTTTTCAGAGCACTCAACTTCAATAATTCGGTTAATCGCTCCGCCCTGGCTGACATACCCGGCCAGTGGACGTTCACCGTTAGTCAGAATGCAGTTCTGCCAGCGATTCTCCCGATTCACGCCCAGTTCCTTGTTAGAACGACTCTTTCCTTTGCCGGAACACAGGTCGTACACAATGCCCTCGAAATTATCCCTGATCTTGGCAGATACCTTGGAAGTATCATCCAGAATTAGTGGAAGATTGTTGAGCATATCAGATTTTGCTTCCAGGGCTACATCTGTTGTCTTGAAGTCTCCTATGTATCGTGATTCACCTGGATTCGCCCAGACGGAAGCTCCTAACATAAGTGTTACGGTCTTACCACCCTCAGTTTCTCCCCAGAGGTCTACAAAAAATGGAAGGGCACCGACCAGTTTGATCAGAATACTGGCGAAGCTTGCGGCCAGCATGATTTTCGGCTCTATTCTTCCAGTAGCACGAACCTTCTTCACGTGTTCGTACCACTCTGTTCTGCTGCCACCTACACTGATACTTTCATACAGTTGCCGAAACCTCATATCTCCATCGAATACAATGTCCTTGTCGTAGGGAAGAAAATAATCCCTGATCCACCCGATTTTGCTTGAAGAATACTGAATATTAATGTAATCGTCATTTGCATTTTCTACGTCTGACAGATACCGGACAAGGAACTTCGCATTCTCAGAAGTCACTGAAATACCAAGCGCGGATAAACCAACAATTTTACTGGCTGATGCAACCATAGTTTTCGGTACAATAACCTCGGACCATTTATTATTCCTCTTATAGATTAGTTTTATCTGTTCTTCCCCGGTCTCCAGATTCTTCATTCGTTCGATTGGAAGAATCGGATGATAACAGGCTATAATGTCCGGTGATCCTGGATTTGTGTTTGATATTCTGATTCCGTCATCATCTGCTATCCAGTTAAGACATTTCATTCTGTCATATTCACAATCGGAGAAATTAGTCCACTGGTCCAGCATAGACACTGTTCTATTGTTTTTCTCTTTCTCGATCATCTGCTTCTGCACTTTCGTGTAAGCCTTCAGCAAATCTTCAAATTTTTTCTTCACGCCAAGCTCCTTGGCTCTGTCCAGAAGAGTCAGTGTAAGACGTGCCTTGTATATCTCGTCTTCCTGACTAAATATCTCGTCAAACACTTCTTCATCCAGAATAGAATCCTTCGTGAGCTTGTTTATCATTTCCACTTTTAATCACCTTCTTCCAGTCCTGTTATGAATCCATGGTGATATAGTGCGAGCTGCAACCTGTTCCATGCTTCACACCATCCGTCAGATAATGGTTTCACCCTGTCAAGGATAGTCCGGTAGAAATCTATATCAGATAAGCATTCTTGCAGTTCAATCTTTTTCTTCTGTTCTTCCTTTTGCCTCATTTCCATCTGCTTCTGATGGTGATATATCGCCATTCTGGAAGAGAAATCTGGTTTCTGGTAAGTTCCCCCAAGTATGGTAAAAGCTGTCTTAAAATCGCAATTATCCATGTTCTGGACAAATGTAAATATGTCGCCAGTCGCACCACAACCGAAACAATAATAGCTGTCTTTATAGATTTTCATGGATGCGGTACGGTCACCGTTATGAAAGGGGCACTGTATAAATCCTGCTCTGTTTGGAATCATGCCATATCTGTTCAGAACGTCCCTCATGCTATTCTGTTGTTTAATTGTTTCTTTATCCATTTAACAGAATCTCCAAAATTCTTTTGCCAGTGTCTTTCTTGTCACAGAACAGAAATTCAACACCATACTTGCGTTGCATCGTGCAAAGAATCTTATATAAGACATCTCCATGTATAACTTTCTGCTCCTGTTCCACCCAGACGTCATTCTTTTTAACTCTTTTCTTTGCCCGGGGATTCTCCCACCAGAGAACATCATCCAGCTTTTCGATTCCTTTCCCGTGTTCGCATAAGAAGACAAGTTTTATTCCTGCTTCATTTGCCCGGATAATTTCAGATCGGAATCTTTCATGCTGCTGACACACATTTCCACATAATTCAGAGAGGTTTTGCTTTCGGTCAACAACCAGCCGAGGATTGTCGTAGTCCATGTAATCACCAACGTAGAGCTTTGAAACGAACCATTTTTCTCCTGCTGCATCAAACGCTTTCTTAATGCCATCAATAACTTTTTGATGCTCTCTACTGTCAATTTGTATCATGCGAACGGCATCTCCTCATCAATTCCATCTGGAATATTCATAAATCCGTCCGGGTCGGATTCTGGATGGGGTGTCTCTGACTTCTGCTGGTTCTGATTAGAACCTTTGCTTTCACCAAACTCAATTTCTTCCACAACAATGTCTGTTGTGTACACCTTCTGTCCATCACGATTGGTGTAACTGCCGGTCTGGATCCTACCAGATAAGTCCGCTTTCATTCCTTTAGAAAAATATTTCTCGATAAATTCTGCTGACTTTCCGAAAGCGATGCAATTTAAGAAATCTGCTTTCTGGTCAGAACCCTCTTTCACGAACCTTCTGTTTACCACAATAGAAAACCTTGCAATAGATGTTCCATCATTGGTGTACTTGATTTCCGGATCGCGTGTAAATCTTCCTGTAAGAATTACTTTATTCATGCCATTACTCCTTTTCTGCATGCTGTTTATCATAGTCAATTAACATTTTGAGACATTTATGTCCTTTCTCTTTTGTAAGTGATTTAATGTCATTTACCTTGAAGTGAGTCTTGATCTGGTCTAAAAGTTTAGCTTCCGGGTACTTATCAATAATGTTTTTGATTGACATAGTAGTCTCGGAACTAATCATCTCAGTTTCTTTTACCGGCTCTGCTTTCCTGCCGGACGTTTTTTCTTTCTCTCCTGTATTAGTAGAATCACTGTCTTTATTATCATCAATACAAAACAGCCCATTTAAAGCGTATTTTCTGGCATAAGATGAAGCTGCACCTGTCACCTGTGAAGAATCCATGCCTTTCTTAGATTCTTCTTCCCTTGCATAAGCAACAGTTGTAATCTCGCCGGTATCTTCACAGTCGTTCAGATGAGCTTCTGCTCTGACATATATTCTGTCACCAACAACTTCCATCCGATCTGTGACACTTAACACGGTCTTTGTTTCTGCCAGAAGTGGCTTTACAGCTTCCAGAATATCCTCACAGCTCCTGTATTTGTATTTCCCGAAGGAATTGTACTGCCTTTTAGGGGCTCTCAGTTTTGACTGAATAATCCCTAACTTCTCATATATATTCACTTCTATTCCTCCTTGTCATAAACCACATGTTTGCTGCCCTCAATAATCAGCAAGCTTGCAATATCTTTCATTGATAAGGTTGATTCGTTATAGATTTCGACCAGTGCGTTGTATGCGTCCGATGAAACCTTTACAACCTGATTGTCTTTTCCGGTTACCAGTTGTTTCTTTCTTGCCGGAATACGGATTTCAAATTCACTCACTGATACTTTCCTCCTTATATGATTTCTGAGCCGTTAAAAGCCCATTTAAAGCCTGTACGTAGCTCGCCAATGTTCTTGCCTTGTATGATTCTTCAATGGGGTTATCTGTCACAATAGAAAGCTGCCCATCTATCAAATTAAGAATTTCGTTAATCCTCTCCTGCATCTTTCTCCACCTCGCTAAAAAAACAGTAAACATTGTCAGAACCATCTCCCCTTGCAGGGCTAATACTGCCACCCGGAAGCAACCCACTGGCACTGTGATATTCAAGATGATTCAGATACATGTCCGGGTTCTCCCAGTCAATAATGTACTGCTTCCGCTTATTCAGCTCTGACAGAAGCCCATTTACTGTCGTTATCAGTTCCATTGTCGGCAGGAGCTTCAGCTCCATTTGATTCAGCATCTAACGGGCACCTCCCATCTATCAGAAGTTCCAACAAGAAAGCTTTGATTATTCTGAGGCTTTCACGACTTTCTTTCTCATAAAATGGGTTAAAAGATACGTTTTGGTACAAATCCCATTTAAATTTGTCTTTGAGAAGGAGAACATCTTCTTCCCTTTTAACCCCTCTTACTCCCAAACCGTAGCCCGAAAAATCAAAGGTGATATTTGCTGTCGGAACTTCGTTCACAACTCTTTTGCATAATCCATATATTTCATCAATCTCTTTCTCGAACATCTTCTTATCCTCCTTATTTTCTACTGCCAGTCTGCTTTCATCTGGCGTACTGCCCATGCTGCCGAGATACCGAAAAAAATATTCAACCAGATAGGTATATCCACATATTTCCCGGCAAGCATACAAACAGCAATTAGCATATATTCTTTCATTTTATTTCATTTCTCCTGCAATCCACGCAAGGTTGCTTGCCACCAGTGCGGCAACTGTCACAATCCATGCAGTGAACCATCTTTTTGACTTTTTCTTGCTTTCTTCGACAATTTCAGTCGCAAGTGCTACTTCAATGTCAGCCCATGTAAGCTGGCTTTCGTTTTTAATTTCACTCATATCTAGCTAATTTCTCCTTATTTTTTCTTATTTGTCTTTACAATTAGCAGATAGAGAACTATAATGTATCTATCCACTAAGGCATTTTAGTGGTGCAAAGCTCCGGGGTGGAGGTTTCGGCTCCCTCCGGGGCACTCACTTATTGAGAGCCTCTTTGCCTTTCCAGACATGACCAGTTACTTCATAAACCTTTCTGGGACTTATGATATATGTGATTCGGCCACCGGAAAGGTTTTTTGCTGGCTTGTTATTCTGCACAGCCACACCGATTGGCAACCATCCGTACACAATCCCTGCCCGGATTGCTGTAATAGGAAGTCCGATCAGTTGACTCGCATCGGCTACAGTCATATTCTCTGAAGAGAACTCCGGCATCTGTGGAATGCCTGATATAATTCTCGCAACCTCTGCGGCGAACTGATGAATCTGTGCATTCTGCTCTACGTAATTATCAACTGCACTCATATAAACCTCTTTTCTAACTGATACTCATTTGAGCGTTACAGTCACGTATCATCATTACTGTATTGGTGCATGGATGCCAATTTCTGACATATTCCATAGATTCTTCAAATCTCAGCTTAGGAATGTTATTGCGGGCATTTACTGTGAAGTAAGTCTTTATATCCCTGTTGCATTCAGCAAATACTTTCTTGCCAATTTCCTTGTAAGCATTTGACTCTTTCCCACCAAGGTGAGCAATTACGACACTTGACACTAAGTCTCTAATAGCTTCCTGCTGTGCATAGTCAATAGTCATGGTGTTTTCAAGTCTGTTAAGCCGTTCTTCGTGATCTAAGAATCCTGTCGCAATAACCTGTATCTGTTCAACTGTCGTCAGTGGTTTCCGGTATGAACCTGTCTTTCGAATTGTTGGAAGAACCTCGCTTGTTACCCAGCGTTTGAATCTCTTAGCTGATTCAAGTTTGCTCCCGAAGATGAGAGAGTAGAGGCCGGATTCGTTGATAATCGTTACTTCGCGTCTCTGACCTGCGTACTCAATTTGGGTATTCAGCTTATCTTCTTCACTGACATGTTTAGGAACTGCATTCTTAGGATTTGCGTATCCTAATGATTTCGCTACATCAATTCCGACAAACCAAGGTTCATTATCAATAGTTATTGTTCGGATATCTCCGAATTCTTCTGAATTAAAAATCTGTAATTCGTTCATTTATACTCCTTTCTGCTCTGGAATTTTCGGTTCAAGAAACTTGTCAGTCCCAACAGATAACGCCCCGCAAATTAATTCGTATTCATCGAAATCTAATCTGCGATTTCCATTGAGAGAAAGATTGAGTTTCTGAACAGGAATGCCAGTTTTATTGGCGACAAATGTCTGTGTTATGCCGTTGTTCTCAAGGTATGATTTAATTTTTTTACCAACGCACATTTTCATTTCTCCTTTCTGTTTGAATTTCGTTCTCATCGAACAATTACAGTATAACTTCGAAATATCCGAATGTCAAGAAGAAATTTCGAGAAAATCGAAATTATTTTATTGACAGTTCGAAATTTATATATTATTATTAATCATGAAAGGAGGAACCGATAATGACATTTGGCGAGAAAATCAAGCAAGCCAGAACGGCAAAGAAGCTGACTCAGAAGCAACTTGCAGAAAAAATCAATGCAAAGCATAATTCAATTAGTGACTGGGAAAAAGATAAATGCAAGCCAGACATGGACACTATTGAACTTCTATGTGGCGTTCTGGAAGTAACACCGACATACCTCATGGGTTCTAAAAGCGATGACGATTATGCAATCATAATTGGAAATCTTATGTCAGAACCTGACATCTTAGATTTTATCGAGGAATACAAAGCACTCGATAAAGAAGATAAGAAAGCAATAAAACAAATAGTTTCATCGCTAAACAAAAAGAGCAAGGGTTAATCCCCTTGCTTCTTTGATTTTAGATATTTGATAAGAATTGTATAGACAAATTTTAACTTGCCCTCATTTTCAGTATTCTCTATCATCTCAATAATCTCTTTCTTATAATCCATAAATAACCCTCCCTGTACAACTACCGCCTACACTACAGTATATGTTCGGCTTGCGGGAAATAGAACCGAACATTAGTTCACTCTTGCTATTATACCACCTATTCCGACTCTTGGCAACTGCCAATGATATACATGAACTCTCACTATTTTATAGAAAAAAACATTTCTTTTTCATCTAAATCACTCTATTTCGTCTTAAATCTTTACAATATGCTCTTAAAATGATAAAATAAAAATACCACGAATAACCGTACTTTACATAATATTGCAAAATCAGCGGTACAAAACACATAATCCGCATAAAAAGTGCGAAGTGTGGCGAAAACATATCAGGAGGGTGTTTATCATGAATGAAAAGAAAAAATATTGTAAGCACTGCGGAGAACTTATTGACGACGACTGTGTAGTGTGTCCAAAGTGCGGAAAACAAGTAGAGCAGTTGGCTTCTAACAACAGAGACATCATCATTAATAATTCTGCATCTTCCTCTGCATCCTCAGCGGCGAGTTCAGGTACACCGTATATAAAACGGAAAATGCCATGGTATTTAAGTTGGTTTTGGATTTTAATATTGGGTGCTTGTTCTGGTGGAATTTATTGGATTGTAGGAATTGTAATGAGAGTAAATTGGAAATCACATAATTAAATAAAAAACCGCCCTGGCATTGGCGTACCGGGACGGCATTTATACATCTCCGAAGAAATGTAATATTCTGGCAAACATATTGTATCATCTTCGGAGCAGTCGAACAAGACAGAAAATTTGTTCGACTGTTATTTTTATACCTAAAAACAGCTACATAAAGAAAAGAGGAATAAAAATGGCGAAGAAAAGAAAGAAATATCCAAAACTGCCGAATAACTTCGGCTCTATTCGGTACCTTGGCAAGAACCGGAGAAACTGCTTCGCAGTGCATCCGCCAGCTACACTGGGCGATAATGGAAAACTAAAACGTCCGCCGGCGATCTGCTACGTGGATGACTGGATAAAAGGTTTCACTGTCCTGACAGCATACAAAGCCGGCACGTATCAACCCGGCATGGAACGGACTCTTGAGGTGTCTCCTACGACCGATATAGATACTCTTATAAGCCGCTTGATTGCCGACTACAATACAATCAAGGGCGTAGAGGATAAACACCCGGAAATCAAGAAATTGACGTTCTCAGATGTATATAAACAGTTTTATGCGTGGAAGTTCCCAGAGGGGACAAAACTGTCATACAGTTCAAAGGAAGCATATCGGACAGCTTATACAAACTGTACCGTTCTGCACAATCGCATATTCGAAGATTTAAAGGCTCCTGATATGCAAAAAGTTATTGATGATTGTAAGCTGAAAAAGCAAAGCCAGATGGCTATTTTGACTCTGTTCAAGCAGATGTACAAATATGCTGTCTACTCAGAGATCGTAACGGAAAATAAGGCGTTATATGTCCATGTCAATGCTGATAATGACACCGAACATGGAACACCATTTTCCGATCAGGAGATGCAAGTACTGTGGAATAATACCGACGATCCAGAAGTGCAGCTCATTCTTATTATGTGTTACTCCGGCTGGAGAATCGGGGAAGTGCTAAAACTTACAACCGACTTAGAAGAAAGATACTTTCAAGGTGGAATCAAAACAAAAGCCGGTAAAAACAGAATTGTTCCGATACATCCTGCTGTATATCATTTTGTTGAGCAGAAAGTGTTGACACAAGATGGGAAACTATGCGTATATACTCAGCAGCATCACAGAAAAGCATTGTTCTATCCTACACTGGAACGTTTAGGAATAGTCGGTAATCCGAAACACACGCCGCATGACTGCCGGCACACCTTTTCTGCACTGTGCGAAAAATACGGTGTCCGGGAAAATGACCGAAAACGAATGCTCGGCCACTCTTTTGGTGGAGATGTTACAAATGCGGTATATGGACACAGGACACTGGAAGAACTTCGGACAGAAATAGAAAAGATAAAAGTTCCATTTGTGACTAACTGTGACTAACGGAACCAATTTTAATCTTTCTAAAATAACCGAAATATCATTATCGAAATGCCGGAAACCCTATTAAAATCAACGTTTTCAGCGATTTTGCAAGGATTTCCCACATTTCATTTTCATTATTCTAATTTTATTGATTGTGACTAACAAATAGAATTTAGAAAATTGCGCAAATGCCCGTAAATACAGTGTTTTTGGCACTATTATATTAGGAAACAATATTTTTATTTGTGACTAACGTGTGACTAACGATAACAGTCTAAAATTCCCGAAATGATACAAAATATGTTTATAAATAAAGTTCCCGGGGAATTAACCCCGGGATGTTTTTATATGGCAATCAAATCTTTCCATGTGGCGGGTCCACAGACTCCGTCCACTTCCAGAACATCTTTCCTAGATTCCTGATAAGCTTTCAGAGCGTAAATTGTGTTTGTGTCTGCTGTCCATGTAAGTTTCAGGGCTTTGCCGTTTTTGCCTTTAAAGCCTCTGGCTCTTAAAATTTCCTGTAAGAGGAGCACAGATGTGTTTTTATCTCCTGCTTTTACTGTTTCTGGATTAAACATATATTTCTCTCCTGTTTGTGCGGTATTAGGCAATGCATTTTCAGATTTTGCGGGTACAGATGCATCAGATGTAATACTATAATCTGGTGTACAGAACTTAGTTCCGGGCATCTGGCTGTTAAGATAACTCTTTGCACAGACACCGCCGCCATTTGCAATAATTCCAGATGCACCAGAAGTATTTCCCTCGATGGTATAGAACCTGTCTCCGATTACGGCCGTTACGATGCCGGTATGAGTGAAAGTTCCATTATGATAAAAAATTACAATATCACCGATCTTTGGATTAGCGTTCCTTGTAAACAGATTACCAAGTGTTGGGCAGTAAACATAGGGCCAGTGTTTCAACAGTTTTTTTGCTTTTTCCTGTCCGAATGCTTCCATAAAGCACCAACTCACGAATGCTGCGCACCAAGGCTGTCCTTGATATGATGGCTTAATGTCTCGCCAGTACTTCGTATAGTTGCTCGAACCGGCGTTTGCAGTCTTACTGTCGAGCTGACTATTGCTCTTCTTTTCAAGGTATCCAATCTCATTTTTTGCAATGAGAATCACTTTTTCAATAGCTTTATCCATTGCAGAAACCTCCTCTTTGTAATCCTTATAGAATACATCCATGTCAACGTTACCACTAATGCCGGATACTTTTCCTCTACTGGAATACTGCCAGCCTACACCAACAGATGGACGCAATCTTTCCTGTACAGAGCCATTATCACTAGCCGGATAACGAGCAATCCAGCAATCGTACTTTTTCAGGGTGTCTGACAGAACGTTATTGTACCAATCAAGATTGCAGTAGATACCGACCTTATAACCGGCTTTTTTGATTCTGGTCAGAAATGCTACTGCAATGTTCTCAATCGCCTGTTTTCCAAGGTTTCTCTGCTGACTCCATTCAAGGTCGTAGAAGATTGGAAAGTCCATTCCGCGTCCGCCAAGAACAGAAATTACGCTCTCAGCTTCATCAATTGCCTGTGCCGGTGTCAGAGCGTAACTGTATTTATATCCGCCGACAAGGATTCCATTTGACTTGCATCCTTTGTAGTTATGTTCAAAAGAGGAATCAGTTCCAGATTTTTGATGGATTCTCAATATTGCAAACTTAATTTCAGAATTCGATACTTTCGCCCAGTCTGGCTTACTCTGATAAGATGATACGTCAATTCCTTTAATTTCCATATTTTCTCCCTTGCACGTATTTTATTTCACTATTCCTGGTTTTGATTCTGTTACTGTCCCGTCCTCATTCAGTACATAACCATCCTTTTGAAGCCTTTCAATTACCTTCTTATTCCACAACTCGGGAACATCTGTCCATTTTTTCAATTCATTAATAACTCTTTCTTCGTAAAATTTAACCATTATTCTCACCTCTGATTGTTGCAACTAAAGTAGCCAGTTCATCAAGTGCCGAATCATGCGTTGATACAAGTTCAGCTAGACCGTCAATACCATCACCATTAATCAGAATTTTACGATTAGATTCCGCATTAAGCATCCGCATCACCGAGTCAAGCTTTTCAGACATCTCATTCAGCCTGTTTGAAACTCGATTGATGGCTTTGTAGATATTTGCAATTTCTTTTTTATCCACAATTATCATCTCCTTTGATTAAAAATAGTACCGCAAATCCTTTTAACCGCCTTACGGCGGTAGATGGGTTTTGCTAGGATTTTAGATACATAAGCAGGGGGCAACACCAAGAGCGTAGCTGACGTCGCTGTAGTACGATTCCCCGTCCATGTCCACATGACAGAATTTGTTTCCGCTGCTGGAGTAAGGCGAACGTTCCCAATAGCGGCCAGACACGAAATTACTGCTAAAGTACGGTTTCTTATATCTATTAGCAGTTGCGTTCTTAAAGTACTGATACTGTTCTCCCTCGCCTGCGAAAGAATACTTTATACTGCCAAAAACCTCAATTTCAGAAGGTAAAAATGCATAGTCATTTGAGACTTTAATCGTACTGCTACGGCTTCCTACAGATGCCAACTTCTTGACCTGCTTCATCATATTCTGAATATAAGTAGGCAAACATTTCTTGTACACATTATTGCACCACGTACGTCTTGCACAGCCTTCCCAACCACCACTATTTGTACTTGAACCGTTTATATAACCACATTCATGTGATACATTATAGGAGGTGTTATATTCTGTCGTAGTGTCTAAATACAACATACGTTCTGTCTGAATTGTAATAGCGGCTTTAGTCTTGCCATTGATAGCAGTCACTAAGTCATCATGTTCGATTCCGATAATTACATAGGCATAATCATTCGCTCTGTGTGACTCACTTACGCCAGTTGCATCCATGGCATTGTGATGGATGGTTCTCTTGTCGCCGACCGCCCAATAGTCGCTAATGTTGATTTTGCCTGCGTAGTGCGCTTCAATCATCTTTTCAATCTCTGCGTCTGTTCCGTCGGCAAATGCGACAATCTTCAAATCCTCTTTTGGTTCGCCGAGAAGTCTGTTTCCTGCATCGTAGTTGTATACACCATCTGTAGAATATGGAAACAGTGTAAAGTAATATTGTTTGCCGTTTGTCAGCCCTGTGACTGTATAGCCTGTGGTTTTGTATTTATCTCGAATTGCATTATCAACCACAAGCGTTCCGTCATCTGGATTTGCAGGATAGCCCGTTTCTTTCATTACAAGTTTTGTGCCAGCCCATGTAGAGAATGTTGAACCACTAATTACCGTGTTTTCAGGGTCTTGCCATTTAATTGTGACAGATGCATTTAAGTTCTCAATCGTTGGGTTGTTTACGGGCTTGGGAGTAACGGTTGTGCCACCGCCTTTTGCGTGGAGTGTTCCGTCTTCATCTATGAATGTTGTCTTGCCGTCAGGCTTAACCTTACCGAGAATTTCAATTGTAGCAATTGGGACAGTCGCATCACTCCCCTTGTCCCCTTTTGGCCCTTTGATGTTTACTGTTTCGGGATTGGCGATTCCATCTGTGTTGCTCCAGCTTATGTTTCCATCAGTGTCTACACTTGGAATGAATGTAGTGCCCTTTTCTCCTTGCGGTCCAGTATCTCCTTTTGCACCCGTATCGCCTTGCGGCCCGGTAATATTTACTGTCTGGGGGTTTTCAAGTCCTCCGTCATTACTCCAGCTTATGTTTCCTTCGCTGTCTACAACAGGAGTGAATGTGATTCCTCGCGCACCAGTATCTCCTTGCTCACCCTTTGGACCTTGCGGACCAACTGGCCCCTGCGGCCCCTGAATCTTGCCAGCATTGTTCCAATTCGCGCCGTCGAAAACCCACATTTCTCCGTCTATTAAATATGCATCGTTCTTCTCTGCACTCAGGGGGAGGTCTGCCTCAGATTCTTTTGTGCCAAGGACATTAAGAGACGTTCCGTCGTTTCCTTGTTCGCCCTTTTCTCCTCGCGGGCCTTGCGGACCAACTGGTCCCTGCGGACCAACGTCTCCTTTTTCACCTTTTGGGCCTTGCACTCCTTGAGGCCCCATAATATTCCCAACATTTTCACTATCACCATCTGAAAATGTTATTGTCAAATTTCCATCTGTGTCAATACTGACTGCTGTGATAGAGATGCCCCTTAGTGATTCTTTCTGCTCAGGTGTCAGTGATTCAAATGTCACGGTACCATCTGCGCCTTTATCTCCTTTTTCGCCTTTGGGACCCTGTGGACCAACGAATTCTCCGGCATTAACCATCTCTGAAATGTCCTCAATGGAACACAACCGCCTTACATCATTAGCCGCAAATGCAATGTATAAGGCTTTACCAGATGGAACGGACGGGTCATTGCCAAGAATCGCAACGGGCTCTCCGGGACGAATTTTCGACGTATCAAAATCGGAGTACATACCGCGCCGGAATTGTATTGTGTATGTATTGGCCATATTAGACTTACCTCCTTATAAAAGGAAATTATTCCTTATGTAATTCTTTACAGAATCAAGATTTTTCTGCACGCTGTCATCCATCACGAGAAAATTGCCTTTATTGTTCTGACTGATGATACTTCCTGTGCTTTCGTCTACTTCTGAATAGGTGTAAGCAATGCGACTTCCTTCTCCAGTGCTGAGATTCATAAAACTTGTAAGAATTTTTTTCATGATATTTCCTCCATTTCGTCAATAATTTTTTTCCTGTTATTAAGAAGCTCTTTTTCGTAATCGGGTTCTGATATTTCAAGGCTTTTACTGTAGTCTGGCTCTGGCATGTCTGTGTCTATTGCCCTATCGTAAGCTGTTTCACTTGCATCAGCAAAACGCATGTGTTCATAGTCAGCTTGACGCGCTTTGACTTCAAATGCAAATTTAAGCCCCGGAGTACCTTTTACAGTGAAATATGTCTGTTCTTTTTGGTCTACCCAACAATCTCCATCTCCTTCCTTTTGCAAGAACACATAATATTCAATCCTTACATTAGTAGATTCTTGGAATATGTCATCTATGTCTATCAGACATGTGCCGTCTTCTGATATGGATGCTTCTCCGATGTCTCCAAACATGGGGGATGCCATTTCGTAGCAATAAAACGCCTGTGTACCATAGTTTTTTGTTGGAAAAATCCTCTTCTTTGTCCCTCGGACACTTAAATCCGCAAGGTCTGTCCCCGTACCTGCACTGTAGAAATGACCACTGGCTTCTACATGTGTACCTGCTGTAACTTCTTTTGATGCCGAAACGCTGCTCGCCGAAACGCTGCTCGCCGAAACGCTTTTATTAAACGAGGCTGAACTTGCATGTACGGTTCCTGTATAAAGATTGATTCCTCTAATACGCGTTCCATACAATGTCCCGTACCCCGGTACATATATTCCTGTATTCGTCTCTGAATAGATCTCTCCAGTTGAAGCATCTAGTATTACTTCTCCATACGTGCCACTTGCTGAAAGCTTTTTAATTCCAACTTTCCATCCTGCTAATTCGCCTGTGTTAATATAATCGGCATTCATGTACACATTGCCATTTGATAGATACAGGCCTTTATTGCTGCTGTTATCGCTTAGCACATTAATAATCTCTTGCTTGGACATTTTTCCTATGTCGAGATCACTGAGCGCTTTATCTGTATAGCTGTTTGCACTTGATAGCGCTGTCGAAGCTTTGTCTTCCGCAACACTATATATTGTATCACCATTTGTTAATACAAATGTATCAGGTCTGAGCGTAACATTTCCGTAGTTATCAATCGCAAATGTTGATGTTCCAGAACTGTTTGTAACATTAATGTTTTTCAAGCTAATTAAATCAGCTGAAATCTGGCCGGACTTAATATAGGAAGCATTTATATACAGATGTCCGTTCTGCATATAAATTCCCTCTTGCTTACCGTTATCCGTTAAAGCGTTAAAAACTCTTTCAAAATTGACAATTTTTTCAGCGTCCAGTTCCCGCCAAGCGCCATCAGTCCCAGAAAACATATATACCTGGCTTGTAGAGAAGTTCATGAATATCGAGCCGTCATGCTTTTCATATTCTTCACTTTTCCACTCAGATGCCGGATAATTCTGCAATGTTGGTGTATACGTGCCATAATAGTTCGGGATAGTCACATTACGAACTGACCCATCCACAACGTCCTTGGCAATCTGTTCAATAGTTCTACTTTTCAGTGTAAAGTTTTCAACTTCTAATGTGACAGCACCTGTGTCGGCATCTATTCTTAATGTCGTATTCCCGTTATTATCTTTCGCTGTGAAGCCTCTTGTATTAATCCATTCTGATTGAATACCGATGGCATAGAGAATATTCAGAACGGCATCTCCATTACTATCAAAGCCGGCTTTCCATGTCTGACCCCCATCTACTGACAAAAAGAATCCATCGACACCTGTCTTATAAATTACTTTAGAATCAGCAAGTGTAGGTTTATCATGCCGGTACGTAATTACGGAATCATCTTCTTGTATTTCCTCTGTATAGAAGAAACCTAGCGTGTTTGCTGCAAGCTCGTTCATTTGTTTGAGCTTTACGTCATAGGCAGATAGTTTCTTTTCTATATCTTTTTTTGACTGCTCTACCGCTGTTTGCTGATCACCAATAAACTCGCTTACATCTTCTTCAGCACTCTTTGCGCTACAACTCCATGATGTTGAACCGCCGAACACGAACTCTATATCTGTCACAAACGATCTAAAGACACGATTCTTTGTATCAATAAATTCAACTGGATCGCCAAAAGTGGCGTATCCGTTGGCAATTCCGTCGCATGAGAAAGGACGCATTCGCAAACCGATTAATTGATTTCCAATAGCTTCGACTCCTGCCTGTGTATTGCCCGACAATAGCTGATTGTCAATAGTAATCACATAGCCGTCCTGACCTGACATATATTCGGTCTCATCTTCTACATATTTGACACCTGTTACAATAACATCGTCTACGTCATATTGTAGATTCTGAATTGAAAATAACGCGTGATAATCGTTATTGCTTAACGTACCACCATCAATCACGGTCCCTGCCGTCCACGGATTAAGTGTGCCACCATCCAGATCATCACCATTTGTCCAGTTCTTTACTGCTCCACCATCGTAAATAGTCGTATTGGTAAATGCCTTATCAAACGTAATAATCCTGAGTAAGTCATTTTCATCAATTCTTGCATTTCCGCCGGCTATCCCGGCACACATTCCGATTACTGTACGGTATGTCGCATTAGATGGCGCTTTCCGAATCTGAAAGTCCGCATTTGGAAACATTGCATCTCCAAGAGTGATTCCACATTGCTGGCAGCATTCTGAGAGCAGTTCCTTGACTGTACAAGGAAAAGACAGGTTAGAATCATATGTCTTATCAGCATTGTGCATTTTATCTAAGAGAGAAAGACTTATTTCGCTCGCCGTTGCAGGCTTTTTCGACACAATGTAAGTACCTCTCTTTATAGCTTCTATCCTGTCGGATAACTGCACATTGAGAAAGATAACAAACCTTGCGGCGTTAAAATTATATCCGTCAAAGCGCCCGTCATCATTTACCAATGATAAACTTGCCGTTTTTTCTATTGCTACACCCACCGGGAAGTCCCCAGAGTCTGCTGAATCTACGAGACTATTTCCAGACAGATAAAAGTCTTTTTTGCCTAGCTTAAGAGTTGTACCATTTGACAATGTAACATTTGCTGTCACGTAATAATTTCTGTTTGTAAGAGATTCTTTCTTCAACTGAGTAGATACATTTATCAAATCGGCTCAATCCTCCTTACATTAATAGACAAATCCGTCCACTTTTCTTCCCCGTCTTTCAAAGTTTGCGCAGCCATATTAAAATTTGATGCGTAGAATGTTCTGTCTATCCATCTTCCCGGAACAGTTGGGTCTTTGTGGTGGAATGTAAATTGGCTCTTGTTAAGTACAGTATTTAGTATGGTTGCTATTTCAGCCCATGTAAGCTCGCCCCATTGCATGTCATACCCACCAATTGTTCCCATTGGTGTATTGTGCATAATCAAATCCTGACTTCTTTTAGAATCTTCCGTAGAAGTGGTTGCGAACACCGGTTTGTAACTGTCCGGTGCTCTTATAACAACGTTGTCTATTCTGAATTGTTCCTGCGCCATATTCTTCTCCTTATGCTAACTCAAATGGGTTCTTCCCGTTCCGGTTTCTTCTCATTTCAGCTTCACTAATAATAATATCTAACAGTTTTCTGCCAGATGCATTAACTGTAACATTGTAGGTATTTCCGTCTCCCTGTCCTTTTCCTGATTCTTCCCGGACGATCTGACGCAACAGGCTTTCCGGTGCTTCCAGGTTATTTCCTTTTTTTTGATCGCCTAATACCGCAAGGAATTCTGACCTTGGTGGAATAACTGCGCCACTGGCCAGATATGGGATAGTTCCGATACGTGGAAATGTCGCATGAAATCCAATAGTCTTTGAACCAAACGGTGTTGGAACAGTCCAGGGTCCAAAGGAAAATGCAGATTCAATTCCACCAATTGCATTATTAATCATTCCAACTGCATTATTAACAATGCTGATTGCTTGATTGATCGGAGCTTTAATAAAATCCACAATGCCTTCAAACGCAGATCTGACTGCATCTCTGGCGGCATTAAACTTATTAGTGATAGCATTTTTTATCGCTTCTACTTTATTAGATACGAACGTAGCTACGTTTTCCCATGTTTTTGATGTCTTGTTCTTTACGCTGTCCCATACGCCTACAACTTTAGTTTTAATTGCATTAAATACTGTGCTGGCTGTGGATTTAAGAGAGTTCCAAAGACCAGAAAGGGTCTTTTTAATTGCGTTCCAGATTGTTGAAGTCAATGCTTTAATCGCATTCCAAGCAGTGCTGATGATGCTCTTTATTATACTCAACGCGCCTTTTGTTACGGTTTTAATTATCTCCCACGCACCTGACACAACATCTTTGATAAAACTCCATGCTCCATCCGCAATCTCTTTTATTCCCTGCCAAGCCAGTTCCCAGTCTCCCGTGAAAACGCCGACAAGAAAATCAATGATTCCACTCAGCGTGTCTGCTACATCACCAATTATTTTAATTAATGATTTTATGACTTTTATCGCTACGGTGCCTACAACATCAATTATCTTTGCAACAACCGGAAGCAAATTCGCGATTATCCAGTTAATTAAAGGAACTAACACCGACTCCCACAGAAGTTTCAGAGAATCAATGAGTTTTCCGAGAAATGTTTCTATCTTTAAAATTGCGTCCCCTAATGGTCCCTCTAATAGCCCTTTGATTTGTTCTGCCAGTCCTTGTAACACCGGAAGAATGTATGTGTTATATCCGGTTATCAGAGTTTCAAATATGCTTGATAATCCATCTGCTATAGAATCAAAGAACGGTTTTACATGTTCATCGTATAACCTCGATATTGCATCACTAAGGTTTTGAACAGCTGTTAAGACGCCGCTTGTTACGGTTTCTATTACTCCGAGACTACCCTCGATTGCTGACTTTAAAATGTCCTTGTTGTCGATAAAAGGCTGCGCAATCATGTTAAGGATATCTCTGCCAAGTTTTGCAGCCGTTTCTGTAAGAACCATTCCGATTTCAGCAAAGATTCCGATTAAATCCGCAGTAATCTGCTGTGCGGTTTCTCCACCAAAAACTGAGAAAACATCCGCAAAGGCGACTGCAAGATTCCCTGCGATTTGCGAAATTTCAGAGCCGATATTGAACATATCTATCAGATAGTTCTTTATTCTTTGCGTGTTTCGCTTTAAAAACTTTTCGATTCCGCCTATAATGTTTTGCGCAATTGTTAATCCGATTCTGGCAAATGAGCCAGCAACTTGTCCAATTGCATACGCGTATGAGTCCAAGAATTTATTTGCTGCTTTAGTGACTTCCGGGTCGGCGAAGATATCCTTTAAGGATTTCCATATAGAATCAAGGTCTTTCTTTATTCCGTCAAAAATCGGCTCGTAGTCTCCTAACCCATCCCAGAATCCTTTTGCGATTAACTTAGCCAACTGTTTAAATCTGTCGATTATCTTTTTTAGCGGTTTTGACATTTTATCAAGAACTGTCTCACCCTCTGCCAACTTTCCATAATCAACATTTTGTACAGCATCTTTCATCTGGTCTGCAAGTCCGCCGGTTGTACCCGGCACTTTTGACGATGAATCCGCACTTTTATCCGTTGAGTAATTATTTATTTCGTCGAGAGGACTAAGATATCCTTTTGCCGCCTTAGTAGCTTTCTTGGTTGCGTCCGCTGTATCATTTGTTGCATCTGCCAGCTTTTCGGCATTGTCGGCAGCATTTCCATATTGGTCTGCCGTATCAGCCATTGCATCTGTCCCGGCAAGACCTGCGCCACTCGCGCCTGTCTGGCCAGATGATTTCTTTCCGGTGATTAACTCCGTAAATGACTTGAAGGCATTTGCCAGAGTTGCTAACTTACCGAGCAAGATATTAATAACTTTCAGAACAGGAGTGAAGAGATTGATTAATCCCTGTCCAACTGTCGCCTTGAGAGATTGCAGCTGTAACTGCATTACTCTTACCTGGTTCGCCCAGCTGTCTGAAGTACGGATGAAGTCTCCAGATGCGGCAGACAACTGTTTCTGTACAAAAGCCAGACGAAGAGCCACTTTCTCCTGCTCGGTCATAGCAGATGTGGTTTTCCCGTATCCATTAGCCAATGCATATTCATCAAGTGCATTTTGAGTCATTACAACCCCAATATCTTTTAATGTTTCTGTTTCACCAGAAAATACAGACTTTAACTTGATATATGCTAAATCCTGACTAATATTGTAAAAAGAAGCTACATCTCCTGCTAACTGGGTAAGCTGTGTTGACATATCGTAGGCCTGTGATTCCGTAAAATTAAACTGTTTTGCCATTGATCCAAATAAGCCTACATATTTTTTTGCCATTGTTTCTGACAAGCCTGCTGTCTTTACTGCTTTTTTTGAAAACTCGTTAACTTTTTCAGTCATATTTGGAAAAACTACATTCACAACACTTTGAACTTCGTTTAAATCTGAACCAAGTTTTGTACACTCTTTTCCAAACTGCGCCAGTTTTCCAATTGCGAATACTCCGCCAATTAGTACGCCTAATTTCTTTACTACGCTACCAAGCCCATTGAATGATTGCCTAATTGCTGATACGCCGTTTTGCACGCCTGATGTGTCCATTCTGGTATCAATAATGACTGAGCCATCAGCAGCCATGTGTCCACCTCCTAACTATTTGAGGTTCAACATCTCATTCAGCTTATCTTTATAAGCTTGCTCCTCGTCGCTGAGACGTGTTTTTATGTCAATAATATTCTTATTTTCCTGATAGAATTTCTTTTCCCATTTATCGAGCTTTTCACCCTTCGCCTTTTTAGAGCGGATTCCAACAACTGTATTGAACAGGCACTCGCCGGATTCCATGAAGTACCCGAAGAACGTCCACCAGTGCATATACGGTACCGACCTGATTTCTTTACCGGCAACTTTGTTTACAGCCGGAACGATCATATCTCCATCCTGTTCCCAGTCCATCAAACGGGGTTTGGATTTGTTCGGGCTATCATCGAATTGACCACAATCAATAAACTCGCAAGCTTTCTGACAAGCTTCTGTAAGATGTTCCAGGGGTATGCTTTGCCAGTCCTCAAACAAAATCTGTAACATAACAACAGCTTTCGCCTGTTCGTCCAATTCTGGGTCATTCATGGCGACCAGAATATCAATAATTACTCGAAAATCCGTTCTGATAGAAAAATCCACCCCACTGATATTTAGTGAGGTGGGTAACTCATAGGCGGTCATTTTGTATACTTCTCCGTGTACTTATTGACTACTTCCTGCATTTTTTTCTTTCTCTTTTCAATTTCCGGAGTAAGCGCTTCATTAATTTTGTCCAGAACGATATAGGCAAAAACCTGACCATTTCCAAAGACAGTTGTTGCGGTAATTGGTTCTTTGAATAAATCCTTAGATGCTTCGTATCCGAGCATATAATTGATTTTGTCCTCAATCTGTTTATTAATCTCCGCCATCTCTTTGCTGGAAGAAACATTTTTAACAGATTCCTGAGCCTGTTCAAAGAAAGTTTCCAATTCTTCCGCTCTTGCTGCAACGTTAATGTCAGTAGGGTTCAGCTTGAACGAAGAGAACACTTCACCCTGTTTATTTGTGAATGTGAAAAGAAGAAATCCATCATCAATATTTGTGTTAATTGTCTTTGCCATTTCCTATACCCTCCTAAAAAATTATTCGCTGTCAGCTGTAAATGATCCGGAAGTAATGTCAAATTTACCTTTGACGCGCTCTCCAACGTAATTAACCGTGAACGGAATCTGATAGCCGGATGTATCACCGCCGTAGCTTGTTGGAACAACATAACAATCCTGCTGATATGCTTCATACTTGCCTGCTGTGGCTTCTGTCCAGAGATGAACCTCAACTGCTTTTGTTTTGAGGTTGTCGTCTTTGAGGCGCCCATCTACAATCTTCTGTAATGCTGTAAACAGATCAGAAGTAGTGTCTGCATAAAACGGATCAGCGTCAGAAGAAACTTCGTAGCCGTTATGCTTGAATGTGGATTCTCCGAGAATATTTTTAGAGGTTTCAGTATCTGGATTGAGTTCTACATTGTACTCTTCCAGATCCTTGCCAAGGCGCTCATATTTCGGCGTCAGCCCTCCACAGAGGGAACCTGCATCAATGTAATGAGCCATATATTTACGGTCAATCTTGCCTGTAACTGCCATAGAAATGTCCTTTCTGCCTATAACTTTTAAAAGGCTGTGTAGGTTAGCGACTATCTCCAATTGATAGCCGGTTGTTACTTGTTATATTACTTCATAAGTGTTTTCGTAGCGTACTGACAATGGCAATAGCCAGTCCTGCACGCCACTCTCCTGTGGCTCTAAACCATAGGAGTTGTCGCGCACGATACGTTTTATCGTTCGTCCCTGTGAAAGCTCTGGAAACGCATTCAAACGTGTCTCAACGCCATTTATGGCAACTGGTTCCCGACATATCCATTTGCCGAGATTATCCAGGAACTTCTGAACAGATAACTTCTGTCTCTCTTTGTCGGATGCTGTTCGATATACCACATAAAATGGATACTGGCATACCTGGTGCATTACGCCACAAACATCTTCTTTTTCTGAATAGATCAACGCCCCGTTATCTGCTGAGAACGCAATTCCTGATTCCTTGCCGAGTTCTTCAAATTTGATTGTTTCATTTTCGTACAGTCCCGGATACTGGTTCAGAAGTGCTTTCATGGCATCTGTCAGAATCTCATATCCGGTCGCATCTTTACCGATGGGTTTATCCGCCATGTCTGCCACCTCCTGCCTGTGCTTTTACTTTACGAATCCATGTGTCACCGTATTGTCGTTTAGCGGCATCAAACCATTTAGCCTGTGCCTGTGGGTGCGCCTGTCTGGTGTATTCAAGATTTTCCTTTGCGGCTGTCTGACCAGAGAACTGGCTGACAAGGACTTTCTTGGCTCCACGTCTTGCGTAGGGGCTTCCAGTTGCTTCGTCAACCATTACTTTACCCTCATACAGAAAGCGCCCGTATGGAGCCGCCGCCGCACATACTTTTCCACTGCCTTGTAAAGATGTACTTTCTGCTCTTGTACGGTTAATAAAATTTGCTGTGATCATTGGCATGAATGGAACCATGCTGTCCATTACCATTCCATCAAGGAGATACTGGGCTTCTTGGTATTGCCTGGAAAATCTATCCATATTCAGTTTGATTTTCATATCTCCATCAACTACGGAGAATCCTTTGAAATGATGAATTTTACTCATATTACTTACCAAGAATCTCGAAATGCGGAATCAGTGTATATGGACCACCTACACTGGTAATATTGAATACGTTATCCTTATTCTCATTCATGTACTGATAGAATCCGCTCCGATAATCACCATCAGATACCGTTCCGCCAGTCCACTCACCCTCCCAGAAGAACGATTCGTCTGAGAATGTGATAGTATCTTCCAGAGCGTTGTTAATCTGCCTTTTCCACTCTTTAGGTGGCATCCACGGAAGAATCTTGCCGTCTTTATCAGTAATGGTTATATCGCCGTTCTGGATAGCATATTGAACGTGTAACTGTGCGTTGTCAGTTGCGTCTGGTCCGTACTTTTTGAGAATTGCCCCTTTGTCAGTAATGAGGTCAACGCCGGATAAAACGTGAGGGTACCAGTACGCATCTCCAGTCGTGGCTGATTCGTAATAGTTGAAAATCGTCACTGTTTTTTCGTACATGATGCCCTCCTTTTTACAGTTTTAAATATTTGTATCTGTTCTTCTTTGCGTATTTAATGGCTTCTTCTACGCTGTCAAAGCGTTGTCTAACATCCTCTTTCTTAGCAATTCCTTTGGCATGATAATTACCATCATCATCCCAGTTCGATATTACATTTCTTGTTCCAGTCATATAATAGGAATATCCCTGTTTGTTTGGCTCGGCTTGCTTATGTATGACAACGCTTCCTCTTCCAAAACCGCTCGCTCCTCCTCTACCACCCATTACACTTCACCTCGTTAAATTTGTCAGAAAATGCCTTAATTCTAACAATATTACCCTTACACTCTTCCGGTACTTTTCCGTAGAAAATAATACTTTCTGGATGCAATCGTTCAATCATAGCATTATAGCCAGATAAGAATAGGTGTTTTTTCCCTAAACTGTTCATGCATCCCACCGAAGACACCGCCACAGTTCCGCCCTCTGGCTCACCGTCAAAACACCATTCGTAAGAATCTGGCGTACTCCATGAGATTGTCGGAATTACCTTGCAACCATATTCTTGCAGATATGCGCCTATCCAATGCTTGCGATAATGGTTGTATATCTGGATTGCTTTAGGGAAATCGGTGTAGGTACTGAAATCCGGTGTCAAAATGTACCGGAATCTACTCAGCTTGTTTACATATCTGTCTGGATTTCTCCATAGCGCATCGAATTGGTAATCGTCTAAGAAGAAATGAACAGCTTTCTCTTCTGGATTACTGCATTTTCCTCTGGCGTAATTAAAACCAACAAATTCGCAGTTACCCTCGAACGATTCCGGTTCTATCTGTGATATGCCGTATCCGCCAACGCCGGGGAATATACGGCGGTTTAGATTTTCGTAAGCTATACTTGTCTCTCGGTTTGCCATAGATTACTTCTTTCCACTTCCAAAGAACCATGAATCAAAGTTTTTCATTCTGCGCTTTCTAGCTCTGTCATAAGTGGTGGTAGTACGGCTTGTATCGTGCAAAGCACTTGTATCGCCTTTTTCAGAAGTCTTTGAAAATTTGTGCATTTCATCTCTCATGGCTACGCTGGCATTAACTAATTTTCGATGTTCTATAGCAAGCCTTTGATTTTTAAATAACGCCTCTGCACTTTCAAGTTTTGCGATTTTCCTTTTACTCTCGCTCAATCTGTCATTTATATAATTCATTGTCTTTACTGCTTCACTTTTTGTCTTAATTGACTTAAAGTAGCTAGTGTTTTCCGAATTAATGACCTTCTCAAGTTTACTGTCTTTTTTAACAGTTCCGCTTCCCCTTAAAGCATCGCTTTTCTTTGAAGAATTAAAGTACACCTTCGCAATAAGCTTAGAAACTGGCTTCTCGTTATTTAACCCACTACTTCCACCACGTCCACCCATAAAATCACTCTTTCTGCACTGTCTGCTTAATAACCTGATTCACACCGGTAGCTGACAATCCATTAAACATACCGACTGCAACTGCCGTGATATAATCCGTTGCCGGGAAATCCGGGATAATTCCCATTCCGACTGCTCCGAGAATCCCGCCAGTAATTGCCATGACTACTGGAATCCATTCATCAGAGATTCTTTTTGACGCTTTACAGCCCATTCCTACGATGTAGCAGATCATAACGATTGCTACACATGAGCCTAATGTTGAAATATCCATTATTTATCCTTTCTGGTTGGGACTACGTTTCCGCAACCCATACAATACTTTTTGCCGTTTTTATACTTTACGCACGTGCAGTTGTCTACTTCACAACATTTCTTATCGTTTACTTCGACGTAATCTTTCATATCATTTACACTCCTGCATACAATATCGGTATGCCATCATCCGTCCTTACTCCCATCAGAAGCGGCAAAGCCGTCTTTAAGAGTAAGTCGTTCGTTTTCTGCGCATCTCCGGCGGCGGCATATACCGCACTCCATTCTTTTGCACTCGCCCCGATCTGCTGAGGTGTGGCATAAGAAATAGATTCACTGCCAGAAGATACAGATGTTACAATGCCTGTTGACTTGCCACCGGTATTTGTGTCGGTCACATTTGCTGACGCCTGATTAATAGCATTCTTTTCAGCAAGTTCAATCTGATACATTAATTCAGCTAATGAACAGACCGCCTTTTTAATACGTTTCTGTGAGCGTTCATTTTCCGGCAGTCCGTCCACCAACCTGTCAAACGTCATTGTGTCCACAAAATCACTGGCTCTTTTTGCCAGTCGTGGAAAGTCGGTTTCTGGCACGACATTGCCGAATGATTCTGTATAGAATTTATAATCTGCATAAGCCATGCCAGTCACCCCCTACGTTTATGATTTCGCTGTTACGCTTGCACTTCCGGCATTCAGTGCCTTGTATGTTCCGTCACACTCAACCACTGTAATCTTCTGCCCGGTTGCTGCCTTAATGTCGGCTTTTCCGTCCCATGTAGTCCAGTTTCTGAGATTCTGGCCATAAGTTACAGCTGTTTCAGATGCACCAACTTTGTACTTGTACACATTGTTAGCGTTTTCTTTAGCCGGGTTTACAGTGATTTTTGTATCACCAGTTGCTGTTCCTGCCGCAGATGTTACTGTCAGAGTGCCAAGCGTTGGTGTCTCATCAATGGCAATTACTGCGATTGCATCAATGTACTCCGCAAAAAGAGTCAGTCCCATAACTGCGAACGCTTCGGAAACTGCTGTGTGGTAGTTGCCCTGAGTGTGGAATCCGATCAGGTTTGTCTCGCCAGATACGGTGTATACAAGCCCTGCTCTTGCGAAGTCAGATTCGTTCGGGTCAACATAATACAGAACGATGTTCTCGACAGGTGTTGCAATAACCTGTCCTCTCGGGATTTCGCTGTCAGACAGTAAAAAGATTGTGTTGAATCCCATAAAGTCTTTCATGTACTGAAATCCGAACTGGTTCTGAATAGTAATTTCAGCTGCTCCGAGGTATTCATATACGTCCAGAATGTTGACAAATCCAGCGACGCCAGTCACATTTCTGTGCATCTGCTTGAATTTGTTCTCAACACGACCCTTAGCCATTGCCAGAGCCATCTGGAATGTAGTTTCTGTGGAAGTAAGTGTACCGGTTTTCAGATAGTCATAGAATCTTCCGGTAACATCAGTCTGAAGCTGGAAAAGGAATTCATCATCGGTCATCTGAACAGCGTTCTCGTAACCGTGATCCTTAATCGCTTCGATAGATACAGCCTTTGCGTACTTCTCGATAGTCATTTCCGCATAGGGTTTTTCTTTTACAACGAATTTGCTGTAAGGGATTTCCTCGCCCTCTGCCACTTTTCCGCTCTGTAAAGTACCTTCTGCATACTTAGACTTGAGTACAGCACCCGGCTGTTTTTTGATAGGTTTCATGATACCCAGAATATCACGTAAGTGCTGCCAGTTTCTTTCGAATCTGGTAACAAAGTCAATCTCACGTGCTGTGACCTGAATATCATTTGTCATAATAAGATTAGCTTTTGCTGCCATATAAAAAAATCCTTTCTACCCATATTTTTTAAGGTATTGGGTTAGCGGCTATACTCTGGCGTATAGTCGGTGTAAAAAAATCACTGGAATAACTGGATGTTCTGAGCAATTGCAGCCTGTCTCTCGGACGGGTCTTTGATTGCTTCGATATCTTTCTTTGTCATGTTTCCCGGTGTCTGCTGCTGTCCAACATGAGTGGTAAATCTTGCCTGATTCTGCTGAGCCTGCTGCTGAGATTCATCCACAAAAGCGGATGCGTCAGACTGTTTCATCTGTTCGATCAGGTCGTTTAATCCAAGGATTTTGCCATCTTTCAGCTTCAATCCGGCTTCTTTAACGTCTGCCATAACAGACTTCTTTGCAGCTTCACTGGAAAACTTAACATTGTCGAGTGCCGCTTTGAGTGCGTCTGAGAAATCACGGTCATAGATTTTCGCGTTGAATTCTTTCTCTGCATCTGCCGCTTTCTGTTTCCAAGTCTCTAACTCACTTTTAATATTTGCCGGGTCGATACCGTCAAAACCTTTTAAGGTTTCTTCTGCTGTCTCAGCACGTTCTTTCCAGTTATCTCGTTCTCCCTCAACTTTTGACAGAGTTTTCGCCACTTCCTTTGCGTTCTTGTAATTCTCAGAAAGTGCTTTCTTTACATCTGCCTGTTTATCCTCCGGGATTTCAATTCCAAATGATTTTAAAGTGTCAATAAGTTTCTGCATAACATCCTCCTGGTCGTGTTTATTGACCTGCCGCCGCAGGTAAATGGATTAAGCCAGTTAGACCACTGGCAAGGTAATCGGAAAGGCAGGAATCGAACCTGCGACCTCACATTTACAGTGCGATCTACCACTGAGCTACATTCCATGTCGCCTATAACGGCCAACCCTCTAAAAAGAAACTGGGGTGAATTTCACTTCTTTCGCTATAGCGTAAATCCACCTGAGACATAGACCACCTGTATACAAACAGCTTAACTCTAAGCGGATTAAAGCGGAGCGCCCGGAATCGAACCGGAGACCAGAGTGCGACTCTGTCAGTTTTCCACTAGCGTACATTCCACATAACCCGGATTCCCGGGTTAGCAAGGTGTTTAACGTGTCATGCCTGCCACGAGTTGTTTCGGATATTTATTTCTTTTTTAAAAGAAAAGTATGAATAACAAAAACCTTAATCAAGGAGGTGAGCCATCTTGCGTGCCAGATGGCAAATACGCACGACAGGATTCGAACCTGTTCAACTTTCCGTTAAAGCGTGCGTACCAGCTACTAAATTAAAGGAAGGAGGATTAAAACGAAAATGTCAAAAACAACCGTTTTACTTGTGCTTCCTGCTGCACAATTACATTATAACAGATTTCTTTTAACTACCTCTCTACCACTTTTGTGTTTTTAGAGCATATCACGGAGTTTTTCTACGTATCTCTTGACAAGATCACGTTCTTCCCGGCACTCTGCATCCTTGGACATATCACTCATTTCTGTTGTAAGTTCGTCCAGATGTTCTTCCAATGCGGCGAGCATCTTTCTTTTGCAGTCTTCAGACTTGCCGGAACGATAGCTCTGTTTCTGCGTCATGTAATCGTCATAAGCATCTCGCCCATCAGAGCGGCTGTAATGCCCTCTGACATAATGTTCACCCCTTCTGGCATAAGAATTACCCCTGTCGTAATCCGGCATCATTCTGCCATCATTTGAGCTGTATCTCCCCATGCTGTCACGCTTTCTTCCACGTTCACTGTAATCGTCATTGTATCCGCCACGCATCTCATCAAGGACAGTGTTGTAGTACTCTACTTTCTTATCCCAGTACTGCGTATTCTTGATATCTTTGTACATATCAATCAGTTTGTATGTCATTTCCAAGTTCCCAGTGGTCAGCCCATTATCAGCAATTTTGGACAGCTCGTCTTCGATTCTTGCGCATAAGTCTTTAATATCTCTCATAATCACACCTCCTACGCTTCTCTGGTCACAACAATGTTCGCGTTCGCAACAGAAATAGCCTGATCGCTTGTGTTTTCTACCGCGATATTAACGCAGCATCCGCGAGGCACATCAATATAGATGCCAGAGGACACATTATTGTACTGATTTACTGCTGCCGGTGTGGAAATCATCTGGGAAGAAAGAACCGGCTCACCAGAGATTGCAATTGCCAGAGAAATAGCTCCGACAGTACCGCCTGTTGGAATTGCGATATTACCAGAAAAATCCACGAAGAATCTCGCTTTACACTGGTTAGTCAGTCCTCTTAGAGTGATGATTCCGCTTTCCTCTCTGTGCTGAATGCAGTTAGAACCCTTAACTGCTGTATTTGAAAATACTACGTTTCCATTTGCTGCTACAGTCTGAGCAGCCACATTTGTAAATTCTGCCATAAAAATACTCCTTTCATATCACAAAAGGACAGGTCTCAGCCTGCCCCTCTGTGTAATAACGGCATAAGCCGACATCCGAAATCAATCGAAAGATACTCTCGATATGAAGTTATCAGCAATTGCATCCGGTGTTGCATCCGCATCCACATCCGTAATATGTGTTCGGGTTAGGAACCTGATATGCCGGAATCGGTGCTGGATTGATTGCATTAATGAGCTGCTGTGTCTGAGAAGCCATTGCAGTTGTGAGAAGTGCGCTCTGGCGATCCTGAGATGCAGCACGTCTGAGATCATTATTCTCAGCCTGCAGACTAGAAATCTTTTCATTGCAAAGATAGTCAAGAATGGCTCTTGTTCCTGCATTCTGACTGTCAATAATGTCTCTTGTGTTACTGTTCATTGTGTTCTGCAATGCGCAGGTATTCTGTGCCATATTGTAATTTACGCCCTGAATTGCTTCTCTGGTTTCGCAGCAACAGTTCGCAAGCTGTGCCTGTAAAGCATTGGTATTCTGCATATTAGCCACAGTATCGGCATTAATAGCCTGCTGGATTCCGAAGCCGGTCTGCATGATGTTGGTGTTGATTCCATTGAATCCAGTAAGCATACCGTTATTCATGGCATAAAAGCCATCGCACAGGCCACTGTTGATTCCGTCAAGTTTGCTGATTACTGCGGAGTTATCGAATCCTCTCTGAATGTCTGCCTGGGTAGCTGCTGTGGCTGCATATCCGCCGCCGTTGCCATTATTGCCCCAGCCGTTGTTTCCCCATCCGAAGAAAGCAAAAATGAATAAAACAATAATCCACCAGCTACCATCTCCGCCAAACATGCCGTCATTATTTCTACCGTTTCCAGTAGCGGCGGCGATATCTGCTAAGCTATAATTTCCATCCATAATATAATCTCCTTTTTTGTGTATTTACATCAATCTGGCCAGATTGTAATGTACTATTTCATTCCTTTCAACATGTGTTGAAACTGTCCTGCCATCTGCTGAACCTGATTAAGCTGCTGCTGAGAAATCTTTCCAGACTGCAACATTTTCTCAACTTCTGCTTTCGGGTCTCCCTTAAAATTCTGTTTAAACTGCATAAACTGTTGTATCATCTGCATTAGCCCATTTCCCTGCGACATTCCACCGCCAAGCGCGTTAAATAATGGATTACTCATCTGCGTTTCCTCCCTTGACCGCTGATTCCTGTGCGGTATTAGCCCTAACAGGTTCAGAAAAAGAATTTAATCGGTTTATAATAGCTTCGTATTTACCCTTTAAATCATCGTATTCCTGTCGAGTAACATATTTACTGTCCATGTTCTGAACAGGCTGCTTAGGCGGCATCTGAGAGCCTACCTCGTGGTATTCAAACGTTCGTAATGGCTGCGGCATACCGGAAACATCTGTGGATTTTATGTAGAACTTTTCACTTTCGCTGTCCATCAGCAAAACGCTTGTCCCGGGTGCTACCAGATAGGATTTTGCGCCAACTTCACCGGATACCCACAGGATACCGCTATTATTTTGCTGTGGTTGCTGTACTGGTTGAGCTGGAATCTGGACAGGCTGTTGCTGGAACTGGTTCATCTGCCCCGGAACGCCAAAACTATATTGATAAGGATTGTTATATAATGCCATCTTATACACCGCCTTTCTGGTTATATTCTTGCATAAAAAAAGAACCGGAAACAGGTCGTTTCTGGCTCTAATTAGTATCCAAAAAGTATCAACATACTCTGATTATTTTATTGTTTACCCGACGGCTTAATCTCTTTACAGTAGATATACTCACATTCATCTGTTCAGCGCAGTATTCGAGCGTATATTCCTTGCATCTCAACCGGAACAATCTTTCTTCGTCCGGTGTGAAATTACACTCTATCAAGAATCTGTCTATATCTTTCTTAGTGAACACATATAATTTCATGAGCATACCCCTTACTAATGCTAACGTTGATTCTGCGCAAGATAATTTGTAAGCTTCTGTTTTGTTTTTTTTAATTCCTCAACGTTATTCCCACTGATCTGACTGTCCAACATGGTTGATAACACTTCCAGAATCAATGAATCACGTTCTGCAATCCTCTGAAGACTCTCGTAATCTCGTTTGTCATGTTCTTCCAGTGTCTCTACTCGCTTATTAAGTCGAAACGCCGGAGTAATCCACTTAAAGATTGCCGCTGCCGCTCCTCCGACAATGGACACCCCTCCGCAAATCGAGAGGAAAATCTGTACAAATTCTGATATGCTCATTTATTCTCCTTTTTCCCAGTAATATACCGGGATCTCATTACCGCTATTCCATGTATCGAAATATTTGCCCTCTTGTACCGTCACTACATGACCATCTATACAGAGAATGTACGTGCCTGTCGGATGATCTGCGCAAAAGTCATTGACTGTATAGATATACTGTTCTGATTGCTCAATCAGTTTGCGTCTGTACCCACGCTTGTGGAGATACGCTCCCCAGACATAATTTGCGCTTGGCATATCTGACAGAGTGCACGCCTGTATCATTAATCCGGCGAATACCGTTTCCCAGTCAAAACCGGTTGCCTTGCATATTGCCCGGACAACGCAATCTCCGGTTCTCTTACCCTTAATAGGATTAGGATTGAAATATTCCCATCTGTCCATCAGTCAATCCCCTTTGCTGTTTTATATCGTTTTGCCGCTCCTCTGGCTTTTGCAGCGTTCTGGCGGTTCCACTTTGCAATCATAAGGCGGTCTTGTAGTTCCCTCAGGCCGTTCTGCTTGCAGTAATCTTTATATGCAGCATTCTGTTTCTGTAAAAGATAAGACTTCCGGTCAAGGTCTTGCTGAAGTGCAAATCTTGTCTGTTCGTCATTACAGTTATCAACCGCCGCTTGCATTCCAAGAACTTCACGCTTCGTTTTGCGGATTCTCCGCTCATAAGTACGTTGCCGCTGTTCTTTTTCGTACTGTTTACCTTTGTTGGCTTTATCCTGTGCTGATAACTCCGTATAAGGATTCGGCATTCCTTCCACCCAAACTGAAAAATGATGTCTGCAATTTACTCCGCATATTCCATCAGCTTCGCCATAATGACAATTTTCAATAAAGTCTGGATATTGGCTTGCTTTTTGCTCTAGCATTCTACGATATTCTGGCGTATCTCGTTCCCGGAAAAACTCCGGCTTGATTTCTTTTAATTTTTCCCAGTCTATGGAAAATACCTGCCCTTGCCATACTTCATGACTTGGGCGACTTCCTATATGTGCCGATGTCAGCACTAAACCGTATCCCATTTCTTTCATTCTTGCCAACTGAATATCAGCACACGCCTGAGCTACACCAGTTCTGACAGAACGTGCTACTGCTGTTTCAATTGTGTCTTTTCTGCCAGATGGATATGTGACCGTCACACCATCACTCACAACGTTATTAACTGCCTCTTTGATGACTTGCGTATATCCAACTGCTCCAGACATCACACGACTGTGTGCAAGGTCACATTGCTCGATATAGAGCCTTTGAGCGGCACTTGCAGTTGTTCTTGTGAAGTTCTTCCACTCTCCCATAGTCGCAAGCATATTCCGTTCCATGAGTCTTATCATGGTCGGGGATTGCTCGAGCGGTACAGGGCTTAATCCTGCCGCCTTGTATATCTTATCATCATAATCGAGAGCAGTGATTCCGGCATCTTCAAACGCTTCAAGAAGTTCCTGCTGTTCACGTTTGGTGTATCTGGATAATTCTGCCAGAATGTCCTCTAGCAGTTTACCGGATTCTTGTAGTGTTCTAATTCTCCACGCATCGGCGTTGGTCAGAATATAATCCTCACCTCTGCCGATTCTTGCCATCATTCGAGACACAATCTCAGAGATGATATACTGATGCAGTTCTTCGGCAATTTGTTCACTGCCCTCTGTTATCCGGCGCAAATATTCAGGACTAAGCATAGTATATCACCTCTTTCGTCAAATGTTGTGGTACATGTTTTGGTTTTTTGCTGCTTAATTAAAGCCTTCTTTAGCTTAGTTAGATACATTATTTGCAGTTCCGATTTTATAAACATAGTCACTCATATTACCATAACTCGCAAAGTCACAGTCTTTTCCATAAACTCTCCATACCATTTCGTCATCTGAATTAAGCGATGAAATATAACTATAAAGGTTGTTTATTTGTGTGCAACTTATCAAGTTACAAACGTTATTTGTTTTTGCGTTAATTTCGCCAGACTTCGGATAAATGCTCTGAAATTGTAACCTTCCAGTTCCCAAATCACATTTTATAAAATTCAGTTCTGCGCCTAATATAACAGCACTATTTCCGTCCTTGTTTTTTCCGTCATGTACAAGCATTGTTTCGACGGTAGTCGTAACGATTTTGCAAAATTTAATCGTACCTTTTTCGCAAGGACTCATACCAATTCCTATTGCAGGAAATCTCCCTGTATCATCACTTATATTAGGACATCCACCCCAATCAAATATACAGTTTTCGATAAGCCACTCGCCTTGTATCCCCCTACTACTACTCTCACAGTGCATAGCATATCTTGTGTTTTTACTTTTTATTGTAAATCCTTTAATGGCTGTAAATGTCCTTGGTAATGAAACGATATGAAAAGCACATTTTTCATCAATGTCACTTCTGATAGGATTTTCTAATCCTGTTGAGCCATTCCATTCGATAATGGTATCTTCTGGATTTCCACTCTTTGATTCGTAAGTAACCCAAGGTTTTGTAATAACACCTTGATATTTGCTTGTCTGTGCTATACCTGTGTATTTGTCTTGTAAATCTGTGTATGTTCCCGGTAATACGATAATTCTGTATCTTTTTGCGTAGGAATTATCGGTAATCGTTTCGTTCGCATGGTAAATAGTAGCAAATGGTTTTTCTTCCGAACCATCACCACTCGTATCTGAGCCTGTGGTTGAGACATATATACAATATTCTTTTATTACAGAACCATCTATACTTTTTATATCATTTACAGAATCACTTAAACTTTCCAAAGTGTTATTGATATTGTCAATGTCATATTTTGGATTTTTGAACCAGTTAGATTCTTTCTGTGTAATGTCACCAGAATATAATTTTGCACCAACAAATACACCAGATTTCTGCATTTCAGTGATATACATCGTAGTATCATTAGTGATTACTACATCGCCGTTACCTGACGCTGAATTTTTACCAATCGGTATCCAATTTCCGTCAGTATCTTCGTAAAAAGTAAAAAAGCCACTCATATTTTCATAATGATATGTTCCAGCCTTTAGTGAAATTGGATTGAACGATTGATATGTTTCGGATTTAAGCTGTTTTTTAGCACTTTTGTTCCAATATGTTCCAACGCTTGGAGTTCCAATATCATATTCTTTATATCCGCCAACGTGTTCTATTTTGTTATCTAAATCTTCTTTTAGCGAACCGGTTTCCTTTTTCAGTAAAGCAACATCTGTCTTATTCTGCTCGATCTGCTGTGCCTGTTCTGCCGTGGCTCCGGGCTTGACTGGATTCTTTTCAAGGTACTCATTTACTGCATTCTTGATTTCTTCCGGCGAGATTTCACCGCCCATTCCTTTTAAACATAATTCGTATAAATACTTTTCTTTTCTCGTGATTGGCTTCGGGAGTTCGCCCTTGTAATCGCCTGTCAAGTACGCAAGATATTTTTCTTCCCTTGTTATTGGTTTATCTGCCATCTTTCTTACTCCTCTCCGAATAATGTTGGTTCGTCTGGCTGAGCTTCTTTAACCATTGCTCTAGCCTCGGATTCTGTCATATTCTCAAATTTAACATAATACATCCAAGGAGGACAGTCGCCCTGTAAGCGATACTTCCACCAATTGTCTCGATCTCTCTCATAAGAATATGCCATTTCGCCAAAGTTGCACTGAACTTTATATGCACCGACTGGAGCCAATCCATATAAATCTGCATATACACTTAACGCATACACTACTTGCTTTATACTTTTGTCCAATTGGTCTCTTACATCTTTGATAAATTGTACAGACCTCTGCTGTCCTGCTTCCACCTCTGTGGCAGTCTGTATTCCACTTTTTTCGTTAAATACAAAATATCCATTGGAAAATCCGACCTTATATCCAATCTGTCCAAGGAGGGCATTTATGCCACTTATACGGGTATCTGTGTTGAGCTGTGGATTGATTTCCTGATAGAACTCTTTCTCGTCCTGTCCGAATACATTCTTGACAAAGTGCGGTAATCTCATCTCATTGCGCCTGTTCTCCATGCCCTGTGGCGACATGGCTGACATAGGCGTACCGTTTGGCATCAGCAGTCTATCATCTGCCAGGACAATTTTCTGAGAATCAAATATTTCTCTGGCATTACGGCTGTATGCAATGTCGAGGTCTTTTAACTCCTCGATAGCTTCGGCAAAAATCGGCAATCCCAATGGTGCATTAATATCCACGTTATTCGCTTGCGGCGTCCGCAGTACTCCGTACAGAGGCCCGTCCAGCTTCTCTCCATTTGCCTTGAGAATCGGCGGCGTATCTGCCATAAGGTCAGCCCATTTGGTCTGTTTAAGGTCAATCTTATCGCCGATTGACTGAGGGGATTTTGACACATAGGCTCTATTAGAAACGTAGTACGGATAGGTCGTCACGCCATCCACGGTAGTCTCAACAAATCTATGATATTCAAGCCGTGTATAGTATTTCCGTCCAACAGTATAAGAATCCTTGAATATGATTCCCTTAATTTCCTGATTATCATAGTCCACGATCATCACATCTGCCGGAGTAAATACGTCAATGCTTTCACCATTTGGCTTAATAAATACTGTTCCATAAGCACAGCCATATTCTACCCAGTGACGGATTTGAAAATATACCTTGTCGATCTGTTCCTGTAGCCACGTAGCCCTTGCAGAACCGTCTATCTGAATGCCGATCGCCAGCGTTGCGAGCCGAGCTGTTTCTGAGCAGACAGATTTAGCAAAATTGATCGTCTTGATGTTATTCTTATCGTCCAACCATTCCGGCACGCCCCTGTAGATGTTCGCACACCGGTTAATCAGCGCTTCCATTTCCGGAAATTCTGCCGCCTGGATGTTAAAGTCCTCTTCGGCTTGTTTTTTGAAAATCATGTTAAACCACCTTTTTAGTGTTGTTATAAGTCCCATTTAATCTACCTTTTAAAATCCATCCATCTTACAGAAGTATCTCGCACAATAATGTCTTCATATTCTACAACTTTTAAGATTTCGTTAATGTCAGATGATCCATATATTTTTAAACCGATGCTTAAGAATTTATTTATTTTATCTGAAAAATACCTATCTAACATTTTATGCACTGTACCCCCTCCTGTTAAATAACGGCTCATAAGCATACCTAAGTGCCGAGATTGCGTGATCGTTTCCGTCAGGATAACCGCTTATTACATTTCCCTCTTTGTCTCGATCATACTCATACTCCGTAATTTCCTTATATGCGTTCGGTGTTCGTTTTGGGTCAATGACAAGTGTCTTTGTTTGCAAGAATTTAAAACCATACTCGATACTTCCCGGCCCTTTAATTGCCCCTCTGGCAGGAAGTCCGGCGTCCCGGAAATCATTCACGGACTTAGGCTCCGCAGAATCACATATCATCGTATAATCGTCATAGCCTTTTTTCTTGATCCAATCAGCGGTCTTGGAGTTGCTCCATTTATTTACATACAATTCGTCAATCAGATATATTTTCTCTCTAGCAGAATCGTAATAAGTTCGGAGATAGCAGAACTGGTCAGGATACCATCCAAAATCTACACCAGCAAAAATGCGATCCATGCGGCTAATTTCTTCATCTGTAATATCTCTAATCTCCAGATATTCAAATACGTTTCCACCATCGCCATTCGGAACACCCAGGTATTCATGTTCATAGGCTTCTGGATTGATTTCTTTCAGATGTGCTGCATCGTCAATAAACTTCTGTCCTAGCCACTCCGCCGGAGCTTCCAGATAACTCGAATGATGGATAACTCTTTTTGGGTTAGGCATGAGCTTAATCCTGTTTACCCAGTTTGATTTTGATTTTGGTGGGTTATACGATGAAAAATCATAGGACTCGTCACCACCACGAAGCACTGACTGATTAACAGAACGTTCCTGAGCATCTCCCTTCATTTGATCTTTTTCCTCTTTCCAGAGGATTCCAATGTAGCCAAATTCCGGCTTAATGGATTTCAGCTTGGTTTCATCGTCCAGACCACGGAAGTATATTGTCTGCCCCGTCTTAATATATTTGATTTCAAGCGGCGACACCTTACATTCAAATTCTTCCATCAGTCCAAGTTCGTTGATAGCCCATTTCATGTTAGCATATACGGAATCTTTCAGAGTACCGGCCACCTGTCTTGTAATGCAGGCGTGCATCTGAGGATTGTTCTTAATAAGTTCAACAATCTTAAAAGCTACGAATGAAGATTTCAGACCGCCTCGACCACCCTCGAATACATATTCGATATTAGGCTTGATTTGCCGGTTAATATCCACGAATGCCTTACCAAGTACTCTGGCAGGAAGCTCATATTTGCTTTCGTCTGATTTTGATACAGCTACCAACTGTTCCCATTTGTCCACCGCCTGCATATTTCCTTTGATAGCTTTATCGTATACAGCAGCTACAATGCAGGCATTGTTATTTGCATCCTCATCAGATATTCCCATCTTTGTGAGTTTCTTTTTCGCAGCAGTCGGGGCAGGATTCTCAGCTATCATTTTTGCTAATTCAGAAAGGGTTTTCTTTTGCCGGCGAGACTGACCAGAAGCAATGCCGCCTTTTTGACCGTTTTTCACTGCTTCCTCACTGCTTCGACCAGGTTTAAAAGGTTTTAAATTTTCCTCGTTTGCCATCCTATCAACATCCAATCATATCCTTTCTGAATTAAAAACGCCCTAGCATAGTTATAGTTATATATACTATAATACCATACTAGGGCGTATGTAGCTCTCTACCACTTTTATAAATTTTTAATTTTTTTTTAAAGTCTGCCAATCAATTTTGCCAGATGATAGTATTCCGCCATGACCTTACGTTTATAACCGTAGAAGTCAGTCTCCGTTGCAGGAACCGTTCTGATCTTCTCCATTGTCCGATAGCCGATGCTGTTCACGATGCTGTCATAGATTTGTGATTCGATTCCGGGTGCATATTTGATAGATACCTGCAGCAGATTGTATTTATCGCTTTCGCTAAGATTCCGCAAGTGACTTTGTAATGTTGGTATATCGTCCGGCGGCACTCCGTAATCAATCAACGTCGCATTTCTCAACTTCATTTATTTCACCTTCTTCATTCAAACTCCAGTCACATGGCATGCCTTGAAAACATTCTGGACAGTGTTCGTAGAATCCGCAGCCTTTGCAATTCATTGGCTGTCCAGTACAATATTGTTGTAGCACGTGGTATGCTGATATAGCAAGGTTTAGCGTTATGTCTGGTGCAGGTTTGTTTGACATAGTTATCACTCCTCCACTCCAAACATTTTTCTCAAATTATGCTGACAACCTTTTGCCACCTTTTCGAGGTTTTCATAACATGGTCTCAGTGTGCATCTTTCTTTATATCCATCGCATTTAGCACCGAATAAGATATAGTTTCTACATATACCATCTTGACTAGCACAACATTTATTCATTTTGAATCTCCTCCAACTTCTTCTTAGCTTCTTCACGGGTGAGGAATACGGTTTTACCAAATTGGTTAGCATAAAAGCTTACATTTATAGACGAAAGACAAGTTGGACGCACATAATATTCTTTTTTACTATCACATTCGTATTCACATCCACTACAACTGTATTCATCAAATCTTGATCCACATTTCGAACAAATCGTCCATCTGGAAGATATGAGGTATATTTCTGCGTTCTTATTAGCTGGCAGTCTCACAAGCAATCCCTGTTCTTCTAAGTCTTCATAAACAGCAAGTTTCGTAAGAATTTTATCCGCAAACGGTTTTAATAATCCATCCGTAATTTCTTCTTTTGCAACTCCTGTACCATCAACATTTCTTTCTCTTTCTGTTAATCTCTCCATCTACTTCACCTCTTCCATCTGACTTTCTACAGTATCTGCAAGCAACTTCAAGGACTCAATAAATGGTTCCGTCAATGCTGTTCTGTCTGGGTATTTAGTGAATGTTCTGACAAGTTTTACTGCATCCTTGATTTTTTCTTCATCTTTGACGATTTCGGACGCTTCGCACAATATCCTTTCATTGTCTCTGCAAGTGACCATCTTGCTACTATAAAAATTCAATATGTTTGGAATTGGAATTTCGACAGGGTTTAAATGGTTTACTCTCGCCCATGTGAATCCCTGAAGCTTTGCCATTTTCAGAACACTCAAATATTCTTCCTGTGTCTTTACAAACACGATTTTTCCAGTTAAAATAATCATTTCTCCACCTCTTATCGCTTACTTTTTATCGCTTGTTTTCATCGCTTGTTTCTGTAATTTCTCTCAAGCAGGAATTCCAACCAACCGCAATAATATCTTTTTGTGATTCTACATTGTCATTCGGAACGATATACTCTTTTTTCTCCGGCAATGGTTTCAATGGACACCATTCAGGTCTTGATTTGCTTTCGCAATCATAATGTTCTTCTGTCATCAGAATTACATCATAGTCTAAACAGTCAGCTAATTCACAATAACCCACATATTCAAGTTCACCGCAGTATGAAGTTCCGAACGGGCAATCATAGCAATTTTCTGGTGCGTCTATCACTAATACTGATTTACTCATTTTCTTCCTCCTTATCTTTCTCCGGCAAGTCCATAAGTGGACACCAATCAGGTTTAGATTGACGATATCCGTATACACAGTTAATTAGTTTCATATCATTTTCACTATCACCATTCACTGCATAGCAATATGCATATTCTCTACTTCTTGTATTGAATTCCTGACAAAATATACAATCTACACAATTTTCTGGCGTATCAATCACTAATACTGATTTACTCATTCAACTCCACCCTCCTTTTACAATTTCTATTGCTCTGTTCAGTCCAGCATTATATCCTTGATGTACGTCAGATAAGATACATTCCGATTCAATGAATTTATCTCTTTTCAACTCACCAACAACCTTGTCCACATCAAAAGCTGTCGGCTGTTCGTCAATAACTGCACCTATTGCAAAATCCATATCCGAATTTCCAAGAGAGTCAATTATTTTGTCTGCATCAATCAGTCTGCTCATCTACTTCACCCTCTTTCTCATTGAAATCCAAGTCAACTCTAATCACATCCGTTTCTATCGCTGAAAGGCAGCTTACTTTCAAGTTATAAAATGGTTTCAACAGCTTTGAACCGGTATTGAATGTATCGTAATCTTCCCAGCTTCTACCCGGATGGCATATCTGAATTTTATTGTCGCTTTCGGGATCGCCGCCAATTGCTGCTATCAAATCAATTAATTTCATTTATTCATCCTCCCACACTCCCAACAACCGCATTCTCTCATACAGTATAGCAACGGTCTTGCGTCTGTATCCGTAGAAGTCCTTCGGATTCATCGGGATATATCTTTCTTTGCTGATTTTCCTGTAACTTTTCCGGTGCAAGATATTCTCAATAACCATATCCGCTATCGCCGTGTTTTTCGGGCAAGCTGACAATGCAGCACCGGAAAGCAGGTATCCGTACTCTGCCGGGAAGTCTTTCAGCATCGTATTCAGTTTTTCAATATCCTCTTCCGGAATACCGTAGTCCTTCAGCTTTTTATTCCTTGTCAGAGCATACCGTTCTCCTTTCTATTCGTCTGGGTGGTGCTTGTCGTACATGATCGCTACACATACAAGTCCGGTCACGCCGACTATGATTCCAAGGGTGAATCCTAATAAGAATGTAATCATACAACCACCTCACTATCCGCTGGCATCTGAAAGACCATTTTGTTCATAAGTACTTTTCCAATAGCTTCAGCCAGAAGTTCATTTTCTTTTCTGGCATTTTCATCGTATTCGTAAAGCTTTTCTCCTTTTCCATGTTCTTCATATATATCTGTTTCGATCTTGGTTCTTTTTGGAGTGATTCTTGTAATCTTAACCGGAATAATTTTTCTATGTCGGAACGTCGATAACCACCCGCAATTCACCGTTCTGGCAATTCCGACGGTATCTCCTACCTTTAAATCGTCTCTGCTGATTTCTTTTAACATAATTTTCATTTCTCATCCTCACTTTCATTTAGCCAAATGCTACCTGTCCGTTATTCTGCATGACTTTTCATTTCTCCTGAAAAGCTTAATTCAATTCCCAGTTCTTCCTTGATAGCCTGCACATAATCAATCCATTCAGCCAAGCCCTGGTCGATATAGTCCGAAGCTTTGTCCATGCCTGCCATGAACTTCTGGCATCTTTTCTGACCGAATCCAAATTCATCATGCAGGACAGCTATTGCCATGATCACGCAGCATTCAGATACAATCTGTTTGATCTTCTCAGATGCTTTGTCCAGGTCCTTTCTTGCCAGGGAAGTATGTATTCCTGTTACTCCCCTGAATCTGCATTCCTTTTCGAGGGCTTCAAGACCGCCCTCTCTGGTGATTCGTCTAGCAAGGTCAAGACCATCTTCCCTGCCGCGTTCATATTCACGCATTTTGTTCATTTCTTCACCTTTCCGAACCCGTATCCTGTCGGAGCATAGGCTCTATCAGTACTCGGGCGTGCTGTTTTAAGCAACCCATCATCAATAAGCTGGTTTAAATGTCTCCAGATGGTAGCTCTGCTTGCGTCTACTTTCTCGCAGATCTCGCTGACCGATGGTGCATATCCAAAAAGTTTAAAGTAGCTTATTACATACATGTAGATTTCTTTTCTGAGAGCCTGTCCCTGTTCGTATTTGTTCTTAGTGTTGTACATTCTTTCTCACTTCCCTCTGTTTGGAATCTAATAACTTATTAAAAGCAACTAGACAATTCTTGATAAACTGTTTATCATTATCATCAGGACACATT